AGCTTCGTATGCATACTGGTGAACCATACATTCACTTTATTGATACAAGCAATAGAGCAATGCCACAACACTTGAAAGACTTAGGTTTGAAGATTAATCAATCAAATCTTTGTTCTGAAATTATTTTACCTACTAATGAAGAACGCACAGCTGTATGTTGTTTATCTTCTTTGAACTTGGAGACTTATGATGATTGGAAAGATAACAAACTTTTTCTTAGGGACGTCGCTGAGATGTTGGACAACGTTCTCCAGTATTTCATTGACAATGCTCCTGATAGCATATCTAGAGCAAGATATAGCGCCAGTCGTGAGCGCAGTATTGGTATTGGTGCACTTGGATTTCATGCTTATCTCCAACGAAATAAAGTGGCCTTTGAAGGAGTAATGGCAAAAGTTGCCAACAATAAAATATTTAAACATATTAAAGAAGGTTTAGATGATGCAAACAAACAACTCGGAGCCGAGCGTGGGGAAGCTCCTGATGCAATGGGTACTGGGAACCGCTTTTCTCATGTTATGGCCATTGCTCCTAATGCAAGTTCTTCCATTATCATGGGTAATACTAGCCCTAGCATTGAACCTTATAGGGCAAATGCTTACCGTCAAGATACTCTATCAGGTTCTTACTTAAATAAGAATCGTTGGTTGGATGAATTGATTATTGCAGCATCAAATGAAAAACCACAAGGTTGGTATGACGATGTTTGGTCTTCCATTATTGCAAACGATGGTTCTGTTCAACATTTAGATTGGATGTCAGAACACGATAAAGATGTATTTAAAACATCAATGGAGATTGACCAACGTTGGGTGATTGACTTGGCTGCAGATAGACAAAACTATATAGACCAAGCACAGTCATTGAATCTATTTTTTAGACCTGATGCTAATATTAAATATCTACATGCCATTCATTTCATGGCATGGAAAAAAGGATTAAAGACCTTATATTATTGCCGTTCTGAGAAGATTGGTAAAGCTGATAAGGTTTCAAAGAAAATTGAAAGACAAGTTATTAAAGAACTAGATATGGCCGAAATTGCCCAAGGCAATGACTGTATCGCATGTGAGGGTTAAAATGAAAAGACTATTGAGATTTACAGCGTCATGGTGTCAGCCATGTAAAGTGTTAGAAGCAAATTTGGAAAGAGCAGATTTAAATATGCCTATCGAAGTTATTGATATCGACAAACATGAAGATATTGCTAATCAGTATGGCATTAGGTCTGTTCCTACTTTAGTCATGTTAGACGAGAATATTGAAGTGAAACGTAATGTTGGAGTCAAAACACCAAAACTTTTAAAAGAGTGGGCAGAAGCATGATTAAAAAAACAGATACGAGGATTACAGATGAAAGAGCATATTTCAAGCCGTTCAACTATGCTTGGGCATACGATGCATGGCTTAAGCACGAGCAGTCTCATTGGATGCACACAGAGGTTCCTATGCATGAGGATGTTAAAGATTGGAAAAAGAAACTTACTGAAGAAGAAAAGAAGTTCCTCACACACATCTTTAGATTCTTTACTCAAGGAGACATTGATGTTGCCGGTGGGTACGTTAGAAATTATTTACCCTATTTCCCTCAACCTGAGATAAGAATGATGCTCATGGGCTTTGCTGCTCGTGAAGCATTACACATTGCTGCTTATTCACATTTGATTGAAACACTTGGTTTGCCAGAAACCACTTATAATGATTTCATGGAATATAAAGAGATGGTTGAGAAACATGATTATGTACTTGATATTTCTAGACAAAATACAACAAGAGAAAACACAGCAACACACATTGCAGTATTCTCTGCTTTTACTGAAGGTATGCAGTTGTTCTCATCATTCATTATGTTGTTGAATTTCCCAAGACATGGTAAAATGAAAGGCATGGGTCAAATCGTTACTTGGTCTATTGTTGATGAGACACAACATGCTGAGAATATGATTAAATTGTTTAGGACATATATTGAAGAAAATCGTGAGATATGGACTGATGAATTAAAGAGTCGCATATATACGATTGCAGAGAAGATGGTTGAACTTGAAGATAAGTTTATTGACTTAGCATTTCAAATGGGACCAATGGAAGATTTAACACCGGAAGATGTTAAAAAGTATATTCGTTATATTGCTGACAGACGTTTGATTTCTTTAGGACTCAAAGGTGTGTTTAGAGTAAAAAGGAATCCTTTGCCTTGGGTAGAGGAAATGATTAACGCACCGACACACACAAATTTCTTTGAGAACCGTGCTACAGATTATGCAAAAGGAGCATTATCAGGCAATTGGAGTGATGTTTGGGCTTAACACATAGGAAACAAAAATGAATAGAATAGTAACCGGAGAATGTGAAAGCTGTGAATCAACTTATGAGGTATCGTATATGGAAGAATTAGTATCACAAGATTTGCCAGAAAGATGCCCCTTTTGCGGTGAACCCATCCAAGAATTATCAGAAGACTATATAGAAGATGATGATTCTGAGGATGAGGATGAATGGGAATAAGTGATTGGACATATGAAGGTGAATCTTTTACTGAAGACATGATTGGTGACAATTATGGATTTGTTTATTGTATAAAAAATCTTACCAGTGGAAAAAAGTACATTGGTAAGAAATTCTTTTATTCATCTAGAACAAAACAAGTAAAAGGTAAGAAAAAGAAATTTAAAGTATCAAGTGATTGGTTAACATATTTTGGTTCTAATGAAGAATTAAAAAAAGATGTTATGACTAATGGCAAAGATACTTTTACACGAGAAATTATACACCTTTGTAAAACAAAAGGTTTGTGTGGTTATCTTGAAGCGAAAGAACAGTTTGTGAATGGAGTATTGGAGAATGAAGATTACTACAATACATGGATTATGGTTAGAGTGAGAAAATCACATATTAAGGATTTAAATGTTTGAATTTTTTAAAGATATGTCAAATGATTATGATATCATGTTCTTTTTACCACATGAAGAACTAGAATCTAATGTAGAAGTACACCTAAAGAAATTTGCCGATCCTGGTGAACCTGTGGGAGGAAGTGATATTGGATCCGAATGGCACGTGGTACTATTTAAAATTGACGAAGAAGGATTAGCCGAAGATATTGACACATTTGATGCCATCTTTTCGGATCCTAAAGAATATGTTTCAACATTGATACCACTTAACTTTTTTGGCGTTGTAGCCAGAAAAACCACAAAATCTAAAATATTCCTGGACGACTTTATTGACAAACTTTCACCTGCATGATATAATGCAATTTTGAAACTACTGAAAGTTTATTATGATTCTCGTTGACTTGAACCAAGTCTTATTGTCTGGTTTAATGGCTCAAATCTCAAACCAAAAAGGCGCAAAGTTAGAAGAAGACTTAGTTCGCCACATGATTCTAAACATCATTAGGACGCACCTAAAAAACTTCCGTGGTGAATATGGTGAAGTGGTGTTATGTTCTGACAATCGTAAATACTGGCGTAAGGATTTCTTTCCTTTCTACAAAGCCGGACGTAAAAAAACCCGTGAGAAATCCGATTTAGATTGGCACTTAATCTTTGATATGTTAGCCAAATTCAAAGTTGAGCTTAGAGAAAACTTCCCATACAAAGTATTGGATGTTGAAGGTGCTGAAGCTGATGACATTATTGGTATCTTAGCACCAATTGCTGTCAAGAATGAAAACGTACTAATTATTTCCAGTGATGGTGATTTCATTCAGTTGCAAATGTACAACAATGAGTTTAACAATCCATACTCAATTAAACAATACAATCCAGCACAAAAGAAATTCATTATCTCTACTGATCCAGTAAGAGACTTGAAAGAGAAGATTATCACTGGTGATAAAGGTGATGGTATTCCTAACGTGTTATCAACAGCAGATTGTTTTGCTCGTGGTGTAAGGCAAACACCTATCACCAAAGGCAAATTAGAGAAAATGATGTCCGAAGAATATGATTTGTGGACTGATGATGTGGCAAAAACAGGTTTCTCTCGTAATCAAGTATTGATTGACCTGAGAAACATTCCTGGTGATATTAAGACTAAAATTATAAATAGTTATGAAGAAACTAAACCTGCACCTAAAGGCAAAATTCTTAACTATCTTATCCAAAATCGACTTAAAAACCTAATTGATGTAATCGAGGAATTTTGATGAAAAATATACATGAAGTATTTGATGAGTTTGAAGAAGCAAAAAACAAAAAAGAAAGAATGGCAGTTATTGAAAGAAATTTGTCACCTACACTTTTAAAAGTTTTAGAATTGGCTTTTCATCCAAATTATAAATTTAAGATAAAAGAAATACCCGATAACTATAAAATTCCAACAGATGTATTACCTGGAATTACATTTGACGGATTACCTAGTCAATTGAGAAGATTGTATATGTTTCAGGAAGGTAATCCAACAGCAGAAACATTAACGCCTAGAAGAAGAAACGAATTATTAATACAGATGTTAGAATCTATTGAACCGAGAGAAGCCGAAGTTATTTTTGGTATTTTATGTAAAGATTTAGGTGTAAAAGGTTTAGATTATAAATTTGTTAAAGAAGCATTTCCAAATTTGTTACCGTAAGGAGAGAAGGTGTCGAAGTTTGTAGGTAAATTCCGTAAAAATAGGGATTATAATGATGATTATAAGTTTTCAGCAGAGAAAAGAAAGAAAAATGAGCATGCTGAATTGAAGAAAATAAAAAACTATACTTATGATAGTTTATTAGATACATTTGAAAATGAGATATACGATAAACGTAAAGAAAAAAGAGTGTTGTAAAAAACATACACCTCTTGATTCCTACCTTCAAATGTGTTATAATATACCTATTCGAAGGAGTTTGTATGATTTACGTGAGAATACCCAAGTCAAAACCTAAGCTTAAACCTAAAGCTGAGCGTGAGCAATATGACAAATGGCTCAAAAGTCATGAGCCTACTAAAAAAGTTGTATTTCCTAAGAGTCAACCTTTAGTTTATTCTCTAAAGGCGCCTGCTGGTCGTGAGACAAAACACATTCCTTCATTAAATAGTGGTCTAGGTGTAGCAACCAAGGCGCCGGCTAAGATTTATACTGGCGACAAAATGCTCGGAATTGCAACTTTACACAAATCTAACGCTGTTCCTGTTTTTAATAGTGAAGCAGCAGTCGAAATTTCAAAAATGAGGCGTTAAAATGGATAAAAAAATTAGTTTTGTCATAAAATTACAAAAACCGGTGTGTCGTACACCAATCAAACCTATACAAAAGCACAAAAGTGTCGCTGATTTTAGTCGAAAATCTAAACACAAAGCAAATTTGACGCATTTTTTTAACGAGGAGCGCTCAAATGACGGAAACTTTTGATTCGGAAACCGAAAAAACTGAAAATTTAGATTTTTCCGAAGTTGAATTAGCAGTCCGGAGATGGGCTGCTCAAACCGGACATGAAAATGACCAAGAATGGTACAAAAAATTAAAGGAAAGTTATGAGTAACAAGAAATTTTATGACTATACTGAAATTTTTCAGGAAATTCCTGAGGATCCTCAGCACATCATGTTAAAATTTCCCGAGGAATTGCTGGAACAGACAGGATGGACTGAAGGAACAGTAGTGAACGTGAGTGTAGAAGATACCGGCTCAGGAAATGTGTTAATTATCACGCCTGTTGCTAAGTAACAACACAGGATTTTTTAACCGAATGAATATGTGTTATAATAAACGTTATCAACACAGGAGTTTATATGATTGCAAGTGAGTCTTTATCAGTTTCCAAGTCTTTGTTAGCTAAATTGATGGCTACAGAGAATTTAACAGTTGAAGAAAAGAATGTTAGAACAGCTTCATTCGATGTTAAGAATCGTGTATTGACAATTCCAATTCTAGACCAATCATTATCACCTAGTTTATATGATTTATTTACAGGCCATGAAGTAGGTCATGCTTTATGGACAACTGAAGAAGGTATTAGAAAGGCAATGGCCTTAGAAATTCCAACTCCAATTCTCAATTTGGTTGAAGACTCACGTATTGAACGTAAAATCAAAAACAAATATCCAGGTCTTAGAAAATCTTTTGTACAAGCTTATTCTGAGTTGGTTGACCGTGACTTCTTTGGCACCAAAGATGTTGACCTAAACGAATTGAATTTTATTGACCGCACCAACATGCATTGTAAAGGTGGTGCTGGCCTTAACATCAAATTCAATGATATAGAAAAACAATTAGTTAAAGAAATTGAATCCACCGAAACTTTTGATGAAGTGATTCAAGTGTCTTTGCGTGTTTATGACTATTGTAAAGAATTACAAGATAAACAAGAAGAACTCAAAAAGATGTTGGGTGCCGATGAAGGTGAAAATGATAGTGATGATTATGAATATAGTGATGAATCGGAAGATCCACAATATGATGAAGAAGAATCTTCTGATGTAGAAGAACAAAACGATAAACCAGGTGATTCTGGTACTGAAGAAGATTCTGGTTCTGGTGGCGGCGATTCAACAAATGCTTCCGGAAACAAAAGCTCTGGCCAACAATTCCGTTCTTTCACAGATGAAGCCTATAAACGCAATGAAGAAAAATTGTTTAAAGGTGGCAACACAAATTACACCTATGTCAACATTCCAAAAGTTGATACTAAACAGGCAATTTTAGATTGCAAAGACTTTGTTAGAAGGTATAGGAAAGAAACTGCCGATTCTATTAATCCTTCCTACTATGAACCAGATTATGCTCAATTCTTAAAGTTGAAAAAAGATATATCAAAGGTTGTATCTTACCTTGTCAAAGAATTTGAAATGCGTAAGAATGCTGAACAGCTTAAACGAGCCACGGTTGCAAAGACTGGTGAATTGAATATGTCTAAGATTTATTCTTATAAATTTAGTGAAGATATATTCAAGAAAATCTCCGTTGTTCCTGGCGGCAAGTCACACGGTCTGGTCATGTTCTTAGACTGGTCAGGTTCAATGTCCAATCACCTTTCAAATACAGTAAAACAATTACTCTCATTGGTTATGTTTTGCAAGAAAGTTAATATTCCTTATGAA